CCCATAGCGAATTTTTTAGGATTTGAATAATTTATTTTCATTCCGTTTGTTCTTCTTCAACATGAAGTAACCCTTTCATTATCGTAAGTGTATGCGTCCCGTCATTAACCTGAACATCGTATTTATATATCCCTTCCTCTGTAAATCCGTCAGCGTCGATAGTAAACGAATCGGTAGCGATAGTTATTTCCCCTGTTACGGTACTTAGCTCCCTGATAAGTCTCCTATCATAACTGCGGACATGAATATCTATCTGAAAGCCCGTCATATCATAAGCAACGTCGTTGCGTGTTATATCATCGAACGTCAAATAGATCGAGTCTCCACGAGTGAAGAACAGATCAATCTTCGCTGCTTCTACGTTGTAAACATTCATCAGCTTGCTGGCATACCGACGTAAATACCTGTTGCTGTTGTCCCGGTCTTGAGAATCTTACGAACAAGTACAGGATCGACAAAATAAACCTGTGCCTCGACGGTCTTTGTAACCGTTTCAGTGTCCTGATTATTTACAGGGATATAACAAATATCTCCTGCTCCTGAACGAACAAAAAAACCATGTTCATCTTCGTAATCTTCAGCCGAAACATCGACTGCGATTTCACGTCCTATGTTAAATCTATTTCCGTACCACATATTTTTAAATATTAATCACCTAAAACTATAAAAGGTCTGCTATTCGAGCAGTTCTTAACACTACATCCTGACCATAACGGGTAGTCATCAGAGTTACGATTCAGAAATGTTATTATCTCACACTTAATAGCATCGGCTGTAAGCCGTGCTTCAGTTTCAATACGCTGTATGTCTTTCGACGTAGCCGGAGTGCTGAAATCACTATCTTTAATGACAACTCCGGCAGCCGTGAAATTAACAGACGAGCGATTGACAAAGCGAGCAAAAGCGTAATATATAATACATGCCCGAAGTCCCTGAAAATAATATGTATCTGATCCGTAAGTATATGATCCCCCAGCAAGCAACTTTTCATTCTCGGTTGAATAACTACACGCTTCACATTCGGCAACCAGTTCCAACAGTAAGGCGTCGCCTAACCAAGCCTTAACATCAAGGAGCTGTGATTCACTGACAAACTGAGGCCATATCGTCGAGTTACGAATACTGTCTGCGATGTATTTGTATTCATCAACGTCCGCTTTTGATACAAGTCCTGTCATGGCTCTGGTATTATTTCATTTGTGGCAACCGTTCCAACGGTAGTAATATACTTCAAAGGCAAGATACTGAAATCCGTAAACTGTGTCATATAATACTCAAACAGATCAACAAATACATCCTCTATCATCTCCCGTTCTCCGGTAGTTATGGAGTTCATTACGTCATAAGCATTTGTCATAAGATCTGCTCCAAAACCAGCACCAACATCAATACCTCGAAGGATAGGAGGAATCATAAACATCTTACCAATGTTTTCCTGTACGGTCGTTTCTGTCAGCTCAAACTGTTTATCATAATTCTTTGCGTCAAACTCAATAAATTCCGGTTTTTCTTCGTCAGCATCAACATCGACAACCCATATCTTTGATGTATTAGCGTCTCCTTGCATACGACGGATCATATTAGCCGATGCTTCCTGTTCCTGATTATACGGATCGTTCGGATCAATAGTCCCATCATCTTTAGTATGCGGGGCTTTCCCTTTGCGTATGAGTATCCCCGCCGGCAGGAAATTATACCGGGCATTACGATACTTAACCGTCGAAACTGATTCTTCAGTTAACATGTCTGTTATTATAGGATCAAACGGAGAGACAGGATATTCAAAATCGCCATCAGCTGTGAAGTAATATAACTGACCGAAATATTCTTCAGGGCCTCCGACTTCAGTCATCTCTGTAAGTACAGTTTCAGGATTAAAACGAGTAACCCATTTTATGTCTGTCTTATGAAACGCAATACCAGTTATTCCAGTCCAGTCGGAATGAATACCGATTTTCCCTGTATATTTCTTGTTTGAATCAACCTGAATACGGCAATGCTCGAAAGGTACATTATAATATTCAGTAGGTAATCCAAGACCATCATATTTAACAAGCACGGCGAACCCGTTAAAATATTTCAGGTCTTTAGCACATTTTGATAATAATGTATTTGCTTTCTCCCGACGTGAATTGATGATAGTAGCCCCGAACACCTCGTCACGAAAGCCTACACCGACAATGTATTTAATATAAACGTCAAGACAGGTCTTTCCTGTGCCTGACGAGCTTACTATATCGAGTATTTTCTGAGGGTAATCATTATCCTTCCCGTAGGCTTTGATCCCGATAGACGTATTCCATACGTTCCGCTCGACTCGTTGTGATGTCGTTGCTGCTGATACTTTCATCAGTCATCTTTCTTAACTGTTTTCTTTTTTGCTGGCTTCCGTTTCGGTTTTGGCTCAAGTACCTGTTCAATAGCTTCAGTCATAATACCCTGAGCTTCTGCGACAGGATCAGCTTCAACAACTTTCGTTTCTTCTGGCAATATCTTTACTTTTGGGGGGATAACAGGTCTTTGAGGTTTTGGATAACGAACAAAGAACACCATTTTTTCAGGATGGTTCTTCATATACCAATCCCCAAGTTCGTCAGTTATCGTTGCATTAGTGCAGGTCTTTTTAGGATCCCCGAACACCTGTAAAACAACGCCTTTTTTTAATTCATATTTACTGCTTGCCATTTTTGTAATATTTAATATTTTAAACACAGCCTCGATATAACATGTTGAACATCCAAAGTTAAGAAATTGCCCGGTCAAATGACGTAATGCTTTACGTATTTTTTGCTTACGTTCTTCTGTCCGGTTAGCGGGGTTATTAATATAATCCCGTGCGAATGATACAACTTCCTCGACTACTGTCATAATAAAAGTGGGGACTACTCCCCACTATTTTAATCACAACATGGAGCTAACAAACTTTCCAGAGCAAGCCGGGTTGTAGCTATATCGGTAACGAAGTACGAACGTGGAGGCAGTGATTCTTTCAGCTTATCAGAGCATCCGGCTGTCAGCACCCATCCACCAAGCATTTCTTCGTCCCCAGTATTCCTCTCAGCAGCATTAAGTTCAAGCCCAAAATCCCATCCGAGAATCTCGAACACCGTCCTCCCGTCACCTTCAACAGCATCCTCTTTCGAGTAGTTATTTTCGATGATGATAAGGAAACGGCTGTCGATAGCATTTTGAATCCATAATTTATCTTCCGGCGTGTTGTCAAATATCCGGAAAATGAAGTTATGTTCCCATACTTTCTGGTATGTTTTCTTGACCAGAGCAACCGAATGCTCATTCGAGAAATTATACCCTTCCACACAATATGCGTAACAGGGCGGGGAAAATGTTTTCAGAACGAGCTGCGTACAGAGCAGAGAATTATCAGGGTCAAACGTGCTTAAATCTTTATCTATGCAGTCATAGTTTATAAAATAAGCCTTATCCTTAATACCGGGAACAAGTTGTTCACAGTTTTTAAGGATACAATCAACTATTTGGTTACATCCTATTGTCATAGTCGTAGTGTTTTTACATTCCGACCTGAACTAACCTGTCGTCAATTATCTTTGCGTCGAAAGCGTCGGTAGCCTCTATACGGTTATACCGACTTCTCGGATCATAAAATGTATTGATATTTTCAAACAGGCTTGTGCAAGCCATACCTATATTCAAATTACTCTTTGTGGTATATACCATACGGTGAGGATTGTCGTATGTGGTACCATTATTGTAGTATGCCCTGATCCATTGATCCCATAACGGATTTGAGTATATGGGTATCCCGTCCCATGTGGCAAATTCGAGGCCATCAACCATCAGTTTGTAATCCTGAAAGACAGTGCCGAGTCCCTGAAGGAATCTCTTGAGACGTTGCATGACAGACTGTGTCACAAGTATAACCCTATCAGGTTGTGATGTAAGCTCATAATTAGCTGCGTCGATAACTGCGTTCACGGCAGCAGCCATGAGAGCCGGAGTTGCGGCGGAATCCTGAAGTGCTGCGGTAGCCTGATTATTACCCGGAAGGGCTGTCAGACGTGCAGGATCAGCTGCATATATTTCTGCTAACTGGACAAAGAATCCGTTGATGACGTTGAAGAAATCAGGATCAACACCTGGAGTTATTACTCCAACAGGAAATTGTGCAGCGTTCTGATCTCCAAACCAAGCGTGACGGAATATCATCTTGGAAATATCTTTCGTCAGAATATTCAGGATAAACGTGAATATTTCTGTTTTTGTAAGATCATAAAGATCGACGCCACAATTAAGTGCAAGACGCATTAGCGTATCCTGTACTTCATCAACGCACATATCAATTATGATCTCAAGATAACGAGGCTCCCATGTCTTTTCAGATGCAGGATTTTCGTAACAATGAGGAACGGGATCGCAAGCCTGAGCTGCTTTCCCAACGAGGCCAAAAGTACCGGGTATGATACCGATTCGTTTGTCGTTCTTTATTCCTGTATGCAGGGTATGGTACAGTGCCAGTCCCGGAGATTCCAGAACAGCGGTGACAACAAGTTCATTCAGTGACCTAATTTCATCAGGCGTAAAGTGAAGGTTGTCAAGATTAAGCGTGTTGTAACACGAAGGAGATAACTGAGACATTTTTATTCAGATTTTTGGTTTTTGATTTTTTCGTGAAGTTCACGGACACGGGCAATATTGACATCACCCACTTTTTCTGCTGAAGAAAACTTTGTTCTGGAATCAGGCTTCCAAGTATTCTTCAATCCCTGAAGCTCTTTTGCGAGAGCAGCAACCTTGACTTCTTCATCTTTCAGAGCATTTTCTTTCTCTGTCAGTTCAGCCTGTTTAGCTTCGTAATCAGTCTTGGCTTTTTCGAGTTCCGAAACGACTGTTTCAAGCTCAGCGATACGTGCCTGTGCTTTTGCCAGTTCGTCAGGATCAGCAGCAGCTTCTTCGATTTTAGTGATAACACCACCTTCGATAACGATTGTTCTGCCGTCAGACATCACAAAAGACCCGTCAGGATTTGCTTTGTCGCCAACCGCCGGGCTTCCTTCTTCTTTCTGGAGTGTAAACTCCTTCCCGTCCTTATCAGTTATAGTCTGATCGGTGACAGGCAGTCGGGTGAAGTTCTTGATCTTATCAAGAATAGAATCAAGTTTTTGCCCGAACGTCTTTACATCATTTTCTGTCATCTTTGAAATATTTGGTTTATAATAAGCGTAAGCCTGAACAGGCTCAATTATTTTAGTTGCGAAACCAAGATCAAGCATATCCCGTGCGGATAACTTCGTATCTTCTTTCATGTACTCGGCAAGTTTGGCTGGTTCTGCTCCGGTACGGGAAGCATAAAAGTCGAGTATCTTTTCTTCTTCCTGTTTCAATGATTCAGCTATACGTATCAAATCTTCTGATTCATACTGATCGGCCAGCGTATACGGAGGGATATAAGGATTATGGATAAGGCCGTCAGCATTACTCATTATCTCACGTTCTTCTCCGGCAAGAAATACAATAGTTGCGATCGAATAGATTTTCCCTTCGCCGATTGTTTTGATTTTCTTTCCTGAATTAACGAGCAGGTCATGTATAGCCCATCCTTCCTGAACGTCACCGCCACGACTGTTTATTCGGACAATTATCTGATCTGTATTCTTACGTTTATCCAAGAAATCAGAAACCATCTTAGCCGAAATCATTTCTACACCGTCAAACAGTTCCCCAAGTGGGTTGCTCTCTCCGATGTCACCGTATATTTTTAGAACTGCTGTTGTCATAATATACTACCGGGTGTTAATGTAG